ACCCTGGCCTACCCCTGGCCGGGATCGCGGCCTGACGGGCCTGTCAGAGGCTGTGACTAGTCGTTTGTGCTACATTCCAGGCAATTCAAAGCGTTGGGAGACAAAGTGTGGCGAGTAGGGCAGGAAGGCCAAACAAGCCCAAACAGCGCCTGCTGGCGTTGCTGCGTGACGAGTTCGGCGATGAGTACCATCCCGTCGTCGAGATGGCCCGCATTGCGACCAACATGGACAACGACGTCGGCCTGCGGATGCAGGCCAACCGCGAGGTGGCCAAGTACGTCGTGCCCCAATTGAAAGCCATCGAACACACCGGCACCCTGTCCCACGCGGTCGGGTTCACGCTGAACTACCTGCCGCCCCCGGCCGACCCTGCGCCGCCCGACCCGGATGACTGACTACCGGGCCACGCGCACGACGCACCGGTTCCACCAGTGCGCCGACTTCATCCGCGGCCTGATGGGGCCGATAGGCAGCGGGAAGAGTGTGGCCTGCTGCATGGAGATCATGCTGAAGGCGGCGGCCCAGGCACCGGCCAGTGACGGTGTCAGGTACAGCCGCTGGGTCGTGATCCGGAACACCTACCGGGAACTGCAGGACACGACGCTGAAGACATGGTTCGACTGGGTGCCCGAGTACCTGGGCCAGTGGCGGGCAGCGGACATGACCCACACCATCACCCAGGCGATGCCGGACAGGACCACCCTGCAACTGGAAGTCCTGTTCCGCGCCCTGGACCGGCCTGAAGACATCAAGAAGCTGCTGTCCCTGGAACTGACTGGCGCGTGGATCAACGAGGCCCGAGAGGTGCCGCGGCCGGTGCTGGACATGCTGCAGGGCCGCGTCGGCCGGTACCCCTCGGCCAGGGTCGGCGGCCCGTCCTGGTTCGGGATCATCCTCGACACCAACCCGCCGGACAACGACCACTGGTGGTACCGGCTGTTTGAAGAGGAACGCCCCTCGGGCTGGTCGCTGTTCCGCCAGCCCAGTGGCCTGTCACTGAAAGCAGAGAACCTGGAGAACCTGCCACCGGACTACTACAAGCGTCTCCAGGTCGGGCACGACTCGCAGTGGATCGACGTCTACGTCCACGGCAAGTATGGCTTCATCAGTGACGGGCGGCCGGTGTACCCCGAGTACAACGACACGCTACACGCAGCGGCTGACGACCTGGAGGTCGTCCCGCATGAACCACTGATCGTCGGCCTCGACTTCGGCCTGACACCAGCCGCGGTCATCTGCCAGGAACACCTGGGCCAGTTCCGGGTCCTCGACGAACTGGTGACCGAACGCATGGGCGCGGTCCAGTTCGCTGGCGAGTTGAAGCGCAAGCTGGCCCGCGACTACCCCGGCCTGGAGGTGCGGTTCTACGGCGACCCGGCCGGGGAACAGTCATCGCAGACAGACGAGGAGACCGTCTATCAGGCGCTGTACGCGCACGGCATCGATGCGGTGCCCGCGCCCAGCAACGACTTCACCATCCGGCGCGAGGCGGTGGTGCTGCTGATGGGCCAGTTGACGATGACCGGCGAACCCGGGTTCCTGATCTCGCCCAGGGCCAAAACGTTCCGCAAGGGCATGGCGGGCGGCTACAAGTACCGCCGCATCCAGGTCAGCAACGAGGAACGGTACCAGGACAAGCCCGACAAGGGATCCATCTACAGTCACGTCTGCGATGCTGGCCAGTACGCGGTCATCGGCGCAGGGCACGGCAACGCGGTCATCGGCAGCGACTGGGGCAGCAGTGGCCGCAACATCAATCGCGAAATGAAGGAACGCCTCTATGGCTGAGATCATCCACATCGGTGAGGAGGACCTGGAGGACCAGGACCAGGAACAGAACCAGGGCCTGTCCGACGACGAACTCCAACACATCATCGAAAGCGAGATTGCTGGTGCCCTCGGCCAGTTGGACGACGAGACCAGTCAGTCCCGCGATCAGGCGTTCGACTACTTCTACGGCAAACTCCCAGCGCCGCCCAGGGACATCAGCAAGAGTCCGGTCGTGTCCACCGACGTGGCCGACGCCATCGACTCGACGGTGGCCGCGATCATGCCCGCGTTCACCCAGGATCAGGTGGCCGAGTTTGAACCCGAGGGACCGGACGACGAGGATCAGGCGCAGCAGGAGACCGAGTACTGCAACTACCTTGTGATGAAGGCCCACTCAGGGTTCGGCCTGCTGCAGCAGGCGCTGATCGACGCGGCCTTGCTACGCAACGGCGCGGTCAAAGTGTGGACCGAGGAGAAGGTCAAGGTCAGCTATGAGGACCACACCCAGGTGCCCGAGATGGCCCTGCCCCAGCTAGTCGATGACGAGACCGAGGTCATCGGGTACGAACAGGGCGCACCCATCGAACAGATGTCACCGGCCGGACCGGTCCAACTGCCGACCCTCAACCTGTCACTCAAACGCTACTCCCGGCAGCAGGAACTCCGCATCGACCCGATGCCGATAGAGGAACTCCTGGTCAACGCCGACCACGCCGAGGTGGACCTGCAGGACGCACGGTTCGTCGCCCACCACTGCGGTATCACCGCTAGTGATCTGGTGGCCATGGGCATCCCCGAGGACGAGGTCAACGAACTCGACCAGTACGACGTGGACTTTGAACCGACGAAGTGGTCCAGGCAGCGCCGGGTCAGCCGCCGGTCGCCGGGGTCCAGCGAGGACCAGTCCACCGAGGAGAAGGACATCTATGAGTGCTACCTGTTGGTGGACTACGACGGCGATGGCATCGCCGAACGTCGCAAGGTGCTGTACTCGTCCGGCCGGATACTGCAGAACGAACCGTGTGACGTAGTGAACGTGGCGACCGGTGTCATCTACCTCGTCCCGCACCGCTGGCAGGGCCGGTCACTGTTCGACAAGCTGAAGCAGGTCCAGGACGCCAAGACCGAGATCCTGCGTCAGGTCATCGACGCTGGCCGGTTGAACATCAACCAAAGACTCTGGGCCGTCGAGAACAAGGTGTTCATGGACGACCTGCTGGAGTCGGCCACGGGTGGCGTGGTCAAGGTACGTGCGCCCGACGCGGTCGGTGCCCTGCCGCAGACGTCGCTGCCGCCCGAGTCCTGGTCGATGCTGGAGTACATGGACAAGATGCGCCGCGAGTCCGGCGGGTCGGCCATCGACTCCGCGGTCCAGGCGCAGCAGGTCAGCGGCGACACCGCGCACGGCATCGAACGGACCATGTCCTCCCTGGAACAGTTCACCGCGAACGTCAGCGAGGTGTTCAGCGAGACGCTGATCAGGCAGTTGTTCCTGCTGGTCCACTACCACCTCCGCAAGTACTCCCAGGGGCCGGTGCAGTACCAGTCCAATGGCCAGTGGAAGCAGGTGGACCCGCGCCAGTGGAAGCCCCGCAACCGGGTCGGCGTGAAGGTCGGCTTGAGTCACAACGAACGCGCCCAGCGCACCGCGGCCCTGGACGGAGTGATCTCAGCGCAGACCACCCTGCTGCAGCAGGGCAGCCCGCTGACCGACCTGACCAAGTTGCACAACGCCATCATCGACTCGACCCGGGCCAGCGGCCTGGACGCGCCGGAACGGTACTGGATCGACCCGGAGTCCGAGGAAGGCCAGCGGTCGGCCATGTCGGCGCAGCAGCAGCAACTCATGCAGATGCAGCAGCAGCAACAGCAGCTAGAGGCCCAGCTAAGGCAGCTAGAGGCCCTGACCCAGGCAGAGATGGCCAAGGGTCAGGCCGCGCAGATGAAGGCCCAGAACGACGCCCTGAAGCTGCGACTAGACGCAGTCCAGAAGGGCATCGACGGCAACTGGGACCGCGAGAAGTTCTACCGGGAACAGTTGTTCAAGTACGACGAACTGGAGGCCAAGGAAGCCGTGGACGTCCCGGGAGAAGGCACCAGTGGCTGACACGTCCCGCGTCGGCCAGGACTGCGAGATGTTCCTGCGGTCCCAGGCTTGGGGCCTGATCCGCGACCAGTGGCGCGAGGACCTGCTGGAGAAACTGATGCGGGTGAACGATGAAGAACTCCCGAAGGTGCGGACAGAGATGCGTACCCTGGAGGAGTTTGAAGACAGGCTACGGGCCAAGGTGGACCGGGCCGTGCAACTTAGACTTGCCAGAGGTGGCGAATGAACGATAATTCAACGATGGCCGATGCACTCGCGGAGGCCATGGGCATGAGTGGAGACACCCGGCCCGAACAGGCGGACCCGCAGGAGACTGTGACCGCCGACCCGCCAGAGATGGTGGCCGAGGAAGAAGGGACCGAAGAGGAGGTCGAAGTCGAGGGCGACGACGGTGGAGAGATCCGTACCGTGTCGCAGTTGATGGAGGCCATCGAAGCGGACCCCGAGGCGTTCTACGCCCTTGAACTTGAGTTCGGGGACGGTGTGGACGTCCCGGAAGACCTGCGGACGGTGGGCGCGATCAAAGACGCCGTCACCCAGGTCGTCCGGCAAAGGAGTGAGATTGAAAGCGCACGACAGGCGCTGGAACGCGAAAAGTCGGAGACGCTGGCGCGGTTGAACCAGATCCAACCCGTCCAGGAACCGCCTGAACTGATGCAGGCCCGGGCAACGGTCCAGGCCATTCAGCAGGCGATCCAGGAGACGGACTGGGCGGCCATGCGCCAGCAGGACCCGATGAAGGCGATGGCCTACAAGCAGGACCTGCAGGACACCCTTCAGCAGAAGTACGGCGAGTTCCAGCAACTGTCGAACCAGTACCAGGAGGCGATGGTCAACCAACGCCGACAGGTGCTGCAGGCCAACTACGCTGAACTGACCCAGCGACGGCCCGAACTGCGTGACCCCGAACAGTTCAAGGGGGCACAGCAGCAGGTGCTGGAGTTGGGGCAGCGGTACGGGTACAGCCCTGAAGAGGTCCAGTCCTGGACCGACTTCAGGCCACTGCTGATGATGCTGGACCTCGCCGACCTGAGTGGCAAGGACAAGGCAGCGAAGCAGGCCGTGCAGAAAGCGTTGAAGGCCCCGGCCATGGCCAAACCCGGTGCCCGCCTCGGCGGCGGCGGTGGGCGGATCAACGCCAAGGCGCTTCAGTCTCGCATAGCCAAGGCCAAGCGGCCCGATGCGACGAAGGAAGACAAACTCGCGGCGATGGACGCGGTCTTCAAGTCGCACGGTCTGTGACATCTAGTGCGAGGAAAGTACCGTGAGTACAACCAATCTTGACGAACGCAACCTGTCAGGGGTTGCAGTAGGCGGACAGGTCCACGAGGACCTCCTGGACCAGATTTGGGACCTGTCTCCCCTCGACCTGCCGTTCCAGGACATGATCGGCCGGACCACCTCCAGCAACCACCTGAAGGAATGGGTGCGCGAGAACCTGGAGGCCGCGGACCCGGACAACGCTGCCATCGACGGTGCCGACTTCGGTCCCGACGAGTCGGTGACCGGCGAACGGATCGGCAACTACCACCAGCAGTCCACCAAGTCGCTGAAGGTGTCCGACCGGGCACGTTCGGTCAACAACGTGGGCAGCCGCGACGAACTGATGCGTCAGGTGTCGAAGCGCCAGCGGGCGCTGCGTCGTGACGTCGAGGCCCGCCTGACCTCGGCCAGGGCGGCTGTGGCCGGTTCCACCGATGGCGACAACAACGCTACTGGTGCATCGGAGTGCGCGGGCGTCGGTGCTTGGATCGGTTCGGGTGCCTGGGCCGAGAAGGTCGCCAACACCGTGCGCGGCGCGGCCGGTGCGGACCCGGTCCTGTCCGGTGCCGGTGGCATCGGCGGCCAGCCGACCACCGCCCCGGTGCCCGGTACCGCGGCGGCGCTGTCGGAGGCCAACATCAAGGCCGCCATGCGCGGGGCCTATGAGAACGGCGGCGACATCCAGTACGCGATGGGTCGGCCGACGGTCATCGAACTGTTCTCCGACTTCCTGTTCACGTCCTCGGCCAGGGTCGCCACGCTGCAAAGCAACGCGCCCCAGGGCAACCGCCAGGGCAACGACGCAGGGAACGGGTCGGCCGGTGGCGGCGTGACGGCGCAGGGCGCGGTCAACGTGTACGTCAGCAACTTCGCGACGGTGGTGCTGACCCCGAACCGGTTCCAGCCGGTGGTGGCAGCCGACGTGTCGGACCTGTACTTCATCGACCCGGACCTGTGGGAGTTGTCCTTCCTTCGGAACTACTACATGAAGGAACTGGCGACCACCGGACTGGCTGAGAACCGCGGTCTGGCTGTGGACTACACCCTGATCTCCTACAACGAGGAAGGGAACGCAGCAGTCTGCGACATCGATGAAACGGCGGCGATGACCCCGTAAACCCGCAGGCCCGCCCTTCGGGGCGGGCCACCAGGAGACCTCATGTCAGAACAGCGTCAGGAATATCAGGCCAGTCCGGAACCGGCCAAGACCGTGGACGAGGTGACCAAGGCCAAGGGCCGCCGGGTCAAGACCGCGGAAAGGGTCAAGGTCAAGAACCTGCGCCCGACCGCGGTGTTCAGTGCCCTGGGCCGGATCCCGGGCAAGTCCATCGGGTGGGCCACCCGCGAGGAGGCCGATCACAACGACAACCTGAAGGAAGTCAAGGATGGCTAAGACACTGCTGGACGTTCACCACGACGCCGAGGGCCGGGTCATCGGTCACAGCGTCCTGCACTCCAGCGAACACGACCCGACCCACAGCGTGGTCCAGACGGTCGAACACGACGACCACATCCTGGACCGCAACGCGGCCATCCGGCAGGCGCAACTCCTGGAGAACCGCCCCCGGGTCCCGCTTCACGACGACGCGGACCTGCGGTTCGCGTTCAGCATTCCACCCCTGCAGTGGACTATTCTTCGGCAACACGCGCCCGAGTTCGTCAAGGCCCTGACCAAGGGTGACGAGAGAAGCAGGACGTCGGCCGCACTGGAACTGGCAAGGCTGCACCCCGAGTGGTGCATCATGAAGGGGAGAGACTGATGCCTGGGAAACTCTGTGACCACCGCCTACCGGCGGCCAGCGAACCGCCGCCCACGCTGCGCGAGGCCAAAGCCTACGCCGAGGGCCGGACCGCCCAGTTCAAGGGTGCGCCGCGGGAGTCGAACCCGTTCGTCGCCCAGATCGACGGCCGCGGCTGGCTGTGGTGGGACTACGGCTGGGAAGGCCGTAGCCTGGGGATCCGGGACAAGGCTTGCTGTGCGGTCTGATGCGCGTCACCAACTACGCGACCCTGATTTCCGAGGTCAAGAATAAGCTGGAGGACCTGGACATCGACGACACCGATGTCCAGGGCTGGGTCCAGCTTTTTGAGGCGGACTTCAACCGCCGGATGCGGGTCGATCAGATGCCGCAGCGGGCCAGCCTGCCCGGGAATGGGGACGAGTATTACAGCCTCCCATGCGACTGTCGCAAGGTCCGCCACATCACGGTCAACGGCAACGACCTGGAGTACCTGACCCCGGAACAGTTGGACATGAAGAAGGACCAACTGACCGACTCGACCCACTACACCATAGAAGGGCAGGCGTTCCGGATCCTGACCGCGCCGACCGACGAATGCACGATTGAGATCCTGTACTACGCCAGCGTCCCGTCCCTGGGCAGCAAGGACGAGGACGGCCAGACGATCAACACCAACTGGCTACTGGACATGCACCCGGACGCCTACCTGTACGGCACGGTCGCGCACGGCAACGCCCACCTGTTCGACCCCGACTACTACAATCTGGCCGTGTCGCGCCTTCAGATGATCCTGGAGGAGTTGGAGATCGCGGACTGGCACGACCGTTGGAGTGGCAGCCGGAATGTCATCCGACGGGTGGTTTAGGCGTCCGACTAGTCGTAGCCCCTGGAAGGCCCGTAGAGGCCCTGACAGCAAGTGGCAAGGGCAGACCAAGGGGGTGTCCGATTGGACGCCTCTGACACGCGCTGAAAGCGCCTGGGACACGTTCAGACGGACCTGCAGTGCCCGCTGGAGAGAAGGTCCCTGCCTGACCGACTGCGCGGTGGTCGGCATCGGTCGGGTCGGGTGTGCAGTCGCAGGAGAGACATCGTGTTGAGACCCTTCCGAGAAGTGAAGCTGCTGCGGAAGCGCGGCCTGAGTGGCCCGTTCTTCAGCCCCTACAGCAGCAACGTGAACATCCACAGCCGACGCGCCCCCGGTGACGCCATTCCGTTCCTACTCGCCCTGGTCCAGTTTCTGATAGACGAAGGCTGGGCCGCGGTCCTGCTGCCGGACGGGAACATGGAGGTGGACAACAACCTGATCACCCCGAACATGGTCCGCAACCGGATCCTGGACGCGCTGCCGGGTCCGCTGAAAAGCGACATCCTGGACTGGCTGGAAAACCATGCCTAAGACGTTCATCGACAAGCGGACCGTCATCGACGCGGACGACGCGCAGCGGTGGGAAGACCACGTCTTCAACCTGGAGAACCCGCACCGGACGTCCTGGGAGAACCTGGAAGGCTTGCCCGGTACGTTCCCGGCCACGCCCCATGCCTCGACGCACCACCAGGGCGGGTCGGACCCGCTGCAGCACGACCTGATCGCGGGGGCCGGTAGCAACTCGCACCAGGACATCGACGCGCACATCGCGGACCT